TGTAATTGATGTTGTATTGATGGGAAGATATTTATACTCTAAAGCATTCAAAAGATATTCAAAAGAAGATAGAGATACAGCTATATCAGCCCTTAAGGCAGTAAGGATGGAAGAGTTTTGCAATAGACATATATCACAACTTTCAGGAGGTCAAAAACAAAGAGTGTTTCTTGCAAGGGCAATAGCACAAAATGCAAGATTATATTTTATGGATGAACCTTTGCAAGGAGTTGATGCCAAAACTGAGAAAATAATAATGGATACCATAAGAGATTTTAAGGACAAAGGTAAGACGATAGTAGTAGTACATCATGATTTAAGCACTGTAGATAAATATTTTGAACAGGTTATTTTGATAAACAGGCAACTCATAGCATCAGGAAAAGTTTCTGAAGTATTTACCAAGCAAAATATTAAATCAACATATGGAGAGTAACGGATATGAGTATGGTTTTTCAGTATTCTTTTGTAGTAGTTGCTCTTGGAACAATGTGTTTAGCAGTTTCTACAGGAATAGTAGGAACTATAAATATTTTAAAAGGACAGTCTTTAATAGGAGATGCTGTAGGTCATGCTTCTTTTCCAGGGATTGTCTTGGCATTTATAATTGTAGGCAAAAAAGACTCTATGACTCTGATGATAGGAGCTGTAATAGCCGGAGTAATTGCATTTTATTTAATCCAATCTGTTGTTAATAAATCTAAGTTGGATCCGGATACGACAATGGCTGTTATACTATCGGCAATGTTTGGCTTTGGTATGGTTTTAAAAAGTTATATTCAGGGCAATTCGGCTTTTTCCGGCTCACAATCAGGTCTTGCTAACTATATTTTCGGACAGGCAGCATATATGCTAAAAGAGGATGTAATAATAATTTTCACAGTTTCAATAATTTCTATACTCTTGTTTTTTTTATTTTACAAGGAGATAAAGATTTATGTATTTGATGAAGTTTATGCTCAAACAATAGGAATTAAAAGAAACATAATATCAATTTTGATAATAGTAATTACTATGCTTGTTATTGCTGCAGGGTTAAAAGCTGTTGGTGTGGTATTAATAAGTAGCATGCTAATAACACCAGGCGTAATAGGTATGCAGTGGAGCAGGAGGTATGAGATAGTGCTTGTTATTTCTGCAATAAGCGGAGCATTATCGTCATTTATTGGAACAATAGTAAGTACACTTGTAAAAGGTATGTCTACAGGTCCAAGTATAATATTATGTATGACAACAACAGCTTTTTTTTCAATTATTTTTGGACCATATGGAGTAATAGCATCTAAATTAAGAAATGAAAAGTTAAGGAAACAGAAGAATGATTGACAGCCTATTTGTTTTAATAGCTACAGCTGTTGCTTGTAGCACTGTTGGAGTATTTGTAATGTTGCGGAATCTGGCAATGATTTGTGATGCCATATCACATTCGATACTTCTTGGTATAGTTATTGCATATTTTATAACAAAAGATTTACAAAGTCCATATCTAATTGTTGGTGCCGGATTGTTTGGTGTTATTACAAGTGCTTGTATAGAACTTTTAACAAAAACAAAAACTATAACTAAAGATACATCTGTAGGTATTGTATTTCCGATGTTTTTTTCTATAGCCGTAATATTAATTAGTATCTATGCAAAAAATGTACACATTGATACTGATGTAGTCTTGATGGGAGAAGTTATTATGGCACAGTTTGATAGGTTAACAATATTTGGAATTGATCTACCAAGGTCTTTATGGATAATGTTATTTACAATAATTGCCAATCTAATTTTTATTATGTCATTTTATAGAGTTTTGTATATTTCTACCTTTGATGGAAATTTTGCAAGAATGGTTGGAATATCAACTTCTGCTTTGTACTATTTCTTTATGGCTATGGTTTCATTAACAGCTGTTTCATCATTTGAATCAGTTGGGGCTATTTTGACAATTTCATTTTTTATTGCTCCTCCGGCGAGTGCTTATTTGGTTACAAAAAATATTAAGATGACAATTTGTATAACTCTTGTATACGCATTACTAAATACTTGTTTAGGTTTTTATTTTGCGTGGATTTACAATCTTTCTATTTCAGGTATGTGTGCAGCAGTATCAGGGGCAACTTTTTTGATTACTCTGCTTTTTTGTCATGATGGCATTATTGTCAGTTTTGTAAGTCGTTATAAAAAATTAAGCAAATTTTCAAAAGAGATGATAATCTTACATATGGACAATCACTCAAATAGTGAAAATATGTATGCAGAACTTGGAATATCGTCCATGAAATATCACTTAAATTGGAGTGGATTTAGGATGAATAAATATATGAAATCATTAAGAAGTAAGGGTTATGTAGACAGAGATGAAAAGAGGGGGATTTATTTTCTTACGGAAAAAGGTGAGAACTATCAAAAAGACATAAGGAATGAGTATGGTCTTAAATATATAGTTAAATAATAATTTTTTGTTTTATATCAAAAAAATGAAATAGATAAAATATTTCTAGATGTAGGGACTAATTATTAAATAAAAAAGGGATATTCTTTGGGATATTCTTTTTTTGTTACAGTATTTTTACTTTGATAAAACATAATATAGTGGTATAATAATGGATGACTGTGTTTATTTTTTGTTTTTTTACAAAAGTGGAGAAGTAAAATATGATAAAAAACACTTTAAGTGAAAAAAAATTTACTCATCTTCACCTGCATACTCCCTATTCACTTCTTGATGGTTTTACAGTAATAGATAGGGTGATGAAAAAAGCAAGTGATCTGGGTATGGAAAGCATAGCTATTACAGATCATGGCGTTATGTTTGGTGTGGTAGATTTTTATAAGGCTGCAAAAAAATACAATATTAAGCCTATAATAGGCTGTGAACTATATACTGCTGCAAGGACACATAATGATAAGGAAAATATAGACAAAAAATCAGGTCATCTCATTTTACTTGCAAAAGATGACGATGGATATAGAAACCTTATAAAATTAGTTTCTATAGGTTTTGTTGACGGATTTTACTATAAACCAAGAGTGGATTATGATTTACTCAAAAAATACTGTAAATCTGATAAAGGAATAGTATGTCTATCAGCTTGGCTTGCTGGAGATGTGCAGCAACAGATTTTGTCAGGAGATTATGAAAATGCGTGTAAAACAGCGCTTAATCTCGAAGAAATCTATGGCAAAGGTAATTTTTATCTTGAAATGCAAAATCATAATATTCCCGAGCAAAAAAAGGTAAATATCTATCTTAGAAAAATGTCAAAAGATACTGGAATACCGCTTGTTGTTACAAATGATGTGCACTATGTTGATAAACAAGACTGCAAATCTCATGAGGTACTTTTGTGCATTCAAACCGGAAAAACTCTTGCTGATGAGCAAAAGATGGAGTTTTTGACAAATGAATTTTATTTCAAGTCTCAGGATGAAATGTATGAGCTTTTTGAAGGAGATGAAGAGGCTCTATATAATACTCAAAAAATTGCAGATATGTGCAATCTTGAATTTGACTTTAATTCATATCACCTACCTAATGACGGATGGGAAAAATATGATATAGTCACTGATGAGATAAAACAAAGACTGGATTTTGAACTCGAAGTCATAAATCAAATGGGATATGTAGCTTATTTTTTGATAGTGCATGACTTTATAGATTTTGCTAAGAAAAATAATATAGCCGTAGGACCTGGTCGTGGGTCAGCTGCCGGATCCATTGTTTCATATCTACTTAATATTACAGACATTGATCCTCTAAAATTCAATCTTCTCTTTGAAAGATTTTTAAATCCCCAGCGTGTATCTATGCCGGATATAGATATTGACTTTGCATCGGACAAGAGGGATTTGGTAATAGAATATGTAAAGGGAAAATATGGTAAGGATCATGTATCTCAAATAATAACATTTGGTACTTTTAAGGCAAGACTTGCTATTAGAGACTGTGCAAGAGTAATGGGAATAAGCTATTTCATAGCGGACAAAGTTGCTAAGATGATACCTTTAATGCCTGGAGTTACGATTAAATCAGCTCTTGAAATAAATCATGAACTAAAAAAATTATGCGATGAGGATGATACTGTAAAAAAACTAATCGACATGGCAAAGACTATAGAGGGAATGCCAAGGCATGCGTCAACTCATGCTGCTGGAGTTGTTATTTCAAAAAAATCAGTGGACTCCTATGTGCCTCTATATGTTCAAGATGACAATATAGTATCCCAGTTTACAATGACTACATTGGAAGAACTGGGATTGTTAAAGATGGATTTTTTGGGACTTGGAACACTTACCATAATACAAAGAACTATTGACAATATTAGAAAAAATAGAAATTTATCGTTAAGTCTTGATGATATAGATTATGATGACAAGAAAGTATATGATCATATAGCAACAGGTAAAACGCTGGGAATGTTCCAGATAGAAAGCTCAGGAATGAGAAAATTTATGAAAGAGTTGAAACCTGAAAATCTTGAAGATTTGACAGCGGGTATATCTCTCTACAGACCTGGACCTATGGACTCTATACCAGATTATATAAAAAATAAAGAGGATGAGAAAAATATAAAATACATTCATGAAAAATTGATACCGATTTTATCTGTAACAAAAGGGATACTGATATATCAAGAACAGGTAATGCAGATAGTAAGAGATCTTGCAGGGTATTCATATGGCAGTGCTGATTTGGTAAGAAGGGCAATGTCTAAGAAAAAAATGGATGTAATGGAAAAAGAGCGTAAGAAGTTTGTCTATGGAATGGAAAGTGAGAATATAGCAGGATGTGTAAATAACGGCATAGATGAAAAAACTGCCAATAAGATTTTTGACTATATGATAGATTTTGCAAACTATGGTTTTAATAAGTCTCATGCTGCCGCATATTCTGTCATATCCTACCAAACAGCTTACTTAAAGACATATTATCCTGTAGAATTTATGGCATCTCTTATGAGTATGTCTATAGGCAATACTGATAAGGTTATGGAATATAAAATGGATTGTCAGGAAATGGGAATTGAAGTGCTTCCTCCTGATGTAAATCATTCTTTTTCAGATTTTTCCATAGAAAAGGACAAGATAAGATTTCCTCTTTCTGCTCTTAAAGGTGTTGGGTTTGCTGTAGCATCAAACATAGCAGATGAAAGAGAAAAAAATGGCAGATATGTCAATTTTGAAGATTTGGTAGAAAGACTTGAAGCAAGAGACATCAATAAAAAAGTTGCTGAAGCTTTGATAAAATCAGGTTCATTGGATAGTATTATAGTAAATAGAGCAAGTGCCATGTCTAATTATGAGAGAGTAATTGAAAGTATTCATTCTACTAAGAAAAATATGGTACAAGGCCAGATAAGTTTTTTCAATGCAGCTAATTCGCAAGGATACAGGGTAGGAATAGCACCGGATATAAAGGAGTTTTCAAATGATATACTACTAAGTATGGAAAAGGAAATACTTGGATTTTATATTAGTGGTAATCCTCTTGAGAAATATCAGGAATTGATTAAGCAAAAGACAAATATGACCACTACTTCAATAAAAGAGATAAATGAAGAAAATACAAGTCAAAAAGCAATAGAATCCACTAAGGTAAGAATAATAGGGTTGATAAGTAAGGTCAAAATAAGTACTACAAAGAAAAATACAATGATGGCTTTTGTTACTATAGAAGATTTATATTCAAGTGTTGAAGTAATAGTTTTTCCTAAGACTTATGACAAGGTATACTATGATTTGATTCAAGATAAGGTAGTGTATATAAGGGCAAGATTATCAGTACAGGAAGATGAAGATACTAAGTTGATTGCCGAAGAAATTATACCTATAGAAGAGTTGGAATCAGATAAAAAAATTTATGTTAAAATAAGTGATTTTTACAATTGTCCTGAAGTATCAATGATAGAAAGCTTGACAAAATCTACAGGAAATGCGATTAACGAAAATATCATAAAAAAAATACAAGATATTGTTGGTAAGGAAAATGTAAAAATTGTATAATTACCTAATTAATTAACATTAATACTACGATAATTTTTGATAATTAAATAATGTAACATAAATATAAAGTTTTTTTGATATAAAATTATGTATAATAATTAAAATGAAATAATAATATTATGCAATCTGTTCTTTATGTTATTATTATATAATTTTAATTGATTTAAGAAAGGAGAAATGGCGATTTTTTAACGCCATGAAAATAAATTTGAAGAGAAAAATAGTTTCTGCTTTATTAGTTTTCAGTATGTTGTCATTAAATTCTTATGCAGATGTAAACTATGAAGTAAATAAGACATACGATTCAGAAGATATGATAATAAATCAGACTGTTGTGCAAAAAAATCCAAGTACGAAAGTAGCAAATGATGAAGCTATGGTATTTGATAATTCTAATGGTCAAGTAAATAAGAATAATCCAACAAATACCGATACTACAATAAATAAGGACACTCAAACTACTAATAAAGCACCAAATAGCATTGAAAATACAAAAAAATATAATTTTTTTGAGAAGGTTGAAAATTCTAATGTAGTAGTAAAACTTGCATCTCAAAGCAAGGAAGAATTACAGAGCTTGTATGACAGAGGGTTTAGGGTATTTGAAATTACAGTTTCGACTACAAGAGATGGTCAGTTGGTATTAGCAGATAATTTTTCACAATATTTTGAGAAATATTATGGAAAGAAAGTAAGTACTCCAAGTATTGATGAATACTTTAGATATAAAATGAAAAGTTTAAATTCTCAGATGAGCTTAGGAGATGTAAATGTATTTTTGGACAGATATCCTGATGCAAGATTTATTGTAAGGACATTCGACTATAGAAATTCAGCATTGGAGATTATAAAATCAATTCCATTTAAAAATAAGGATAAGTTAGCAGTAGGAGTTACTGATTCACTAGCAAGTTATAAATCACTTAAAACAGTAGCAATAATTGATTTAAAAGGCGAAGGTGATATAGGAAGTTATATTGCAAGGAATTCAGATAAAGATATAATATTCATATATCAAAATGTACTTCCTACAAAGGAAGAAATGGATATAATAAAAAAATCAGGAAATAAGATATATGAATTGAAAAAAGTAGATAACAACAAGAATGTTGACGGTTATGTTTATTCCATAGAACAAGCTGTAAATTTAAACATAAAAACTCCTCAAAGCGTTTCAACAAACTTTTATCAAAGACCTTCGATAAAAAATGACAGATTCATAGCTCATGCAGGTGGAGAGTATGCAGGTATCTTGCTTACAAATGCACTTCAAACAATGAAAAATTCATATTCAAGAGGAAATAGGATAATAGAGGTGGATTTTGACTGGACTATTGACGGAAAGGCTGTTCAAGTACATGACTGGGCTACTTTTAACAAATTGACCAACGATATTATATGAATTATGATGAATTCAAAAACAGAAAGATGATATATCTTCTTCAACAAATGTCTATAGATGATACAGCAGAGTTTTTGAAGCAATATACGGATGCTTATATAGTTACAGATGTCAAAGAAGATAATATGAAAAATGGAAACTTGAAAATGCTTACAGAGTTTGCTCAAAATTATCCAAGCCTAATCAATAGAGTGATTCCACAAATATATAGTACTACGGAGTATAATGCAATAAGAGATTTAGGTTATAAGCATATAATATATACATTGTATAGAACTGAGCAAAGTCCATTATGAAAGCCTTGTCTTTACCTTCATACTTACCCAAATCTATTATCTTTTTATTCTTGTTTGCCTTTAAAAATTCAATGAAGTCTCCAAAGAATTTCTGTTTTAACGTTAATTTCATTACATTCCTCCTAAGTATAATTATTCTTTTGTGTCCTTACTCTCATCTTCAGAACTGAATACAAGCTTTAAGAACTTACCTGATGTGCGAACTAAGTCCTCACCATTAGATATATTTATATCCTTTGATATATTAACTTTAATATCGGTGAGATTTACTAGCTCATCTAAAAGAGTAATCGGTTCTGCTTGTTTTTTAAGAGCAGCTTTGACGGCATCTTTAATATCTTTTTTAGTGAACGTTACCTTTCCACCAGTTTTAGTTTCTGCTTCGTATACTTTACCGTCAGAACCTGATATATCATACTCCGTTCCATCAATTACTATTCTTGATAGGAAACGAAGTAAGAACCAAGTTTTTGTACCAGCTATTCTATTTAGCAAGAAAGTTATTATGGCTCTAGGTATATCCATAATTCTTAAGTGTTTTATTTTACCTAAGAAAGAAAAGATATTAATACTAGATAGTATCTTCTTAAACATATTGTCACCCCCTTAAGCATCTATGATATTTGTGACAAGTCTTTTACCATCAGTATTACGAGGACATACTATATGTAGTTCCTGTATTACTGGTGCTAAAAGAGAATTAATTAGAACCAGTGAATTATCAGTATTCACAAGGTCTAATATAAACTCAGGGACAACTTCAGAAGTTATAGGATACGCTATTTTAGATATATCACTTTCTGTCCAGTATGGTATATCTTCAGCTGATATCTTAAGCTTTCTTTCTTTCTTAAGCTTAAGTGCCTTAGCTCTTATATCTTTCCAGTCATCTGCTGAGTGTATATTTGTCAAATCGAAGTTTTGTTGTACAAACGAAATAAACTCATACTTCTTCGATTTGGGATTATCTAGTATCTCTACTAGGTGTCTTTTTATCATAAGGGTGTTTTTCTCGTTAAGCCAAGATACTATTTTTTGATACACTTCTGGGTGTTTTTCTTTAAACTTATCAGTTATACTAATAGGTATAGCGTAGAAAGACGCTGGTGTTTCTATTATATCTTTTTCTTCTGTAGCAAGAGCATTCCATAGTGTAACTGCTTTATATCTATAATCTGATATATCAGTTTCAGGAAGCTTTGTCTTAAGCTTAAGTGCTACACAATAATCAAGAAGTCTATTGTCTTTATGAGCATCTAGTATATTATGAGTTATCTTTCTTGTATCAGCTATTATATCTCCTATATCAAGCTTATCAGATTTTAATACCTTAGATACTATGCCTTCCACATTATCTCCTATATTTGAATTAACTGAAGACTTCTTAAATACAAGTCCCTTTACATCAAGCTTAGGTTTAGGATAAGGTTTACCTTCTTTTAAAGATATAAGTCCTATATAGTTCTTCTTTCTTGAAGTTATAAGAAGTTTTAAATATAGAAATTCATTCTTAAGCTTTAAGCAGTTATTCTTTTCAGGTAATATATTTACATGTCTTTTATATCTTGCAAGTGCTGTATCTATTACTTGTGTCATTATAATTGCACACATATTAGATATAGTATAGAAAGTATTATCATTATCAGCTGGTGGTATATCTTTTATGCTATCCTTTAATATATCGTATAGCATAAAGTATTCATTTTCATAAGATAGGAAGTTTGAGTCTGTATCTATAACAGGTATCATTTGTCTATCTATTGATTGTATAACTTCTTGCGAATTTGTTGCTATTACTTCCCTTTCAGCTATATAATCAGATGAGTATACATACATGGCGGTTAATACTTGGTCTGATATTCTTCTTAAGTTATTTATATAAGAATTAGCTTCCTCAAATGGAACTTCATTTGGGTCAAGGAAAGGAATACTTTTAGATATACTATCTTTCATAAACTTAACTATATTCTCTTTAAATATCTTAAGCTCAGCTACTCTTTTAAAGTTATTCTTAAAGAATATCTTACATCTTTCATGAGTTGTATATTTCTTAAGTATTGCTTCAAGTAAAGGCTTGTCGTAATGGTTCATAAGATGGAACTCATCAAGTATTCCTAAAGTTTCAGATTTACCATACATGTGGGTATTATATACTTCATTCATATCAAGAAGTATATCTTCATCAATACAAGATTTTGCAGCATTTTCAAAATAAGTTAAAAGTGCTTCAGTTTTCTGAGGTATTCTCTTACCAAAAGCACCTTCTATTGAAAGTGCTGATACCGATATAGAACTTCTACCACGGGTTGTAATACTATCTCCTAAGTCTCTATTATAAAATCTTGAATATGGATTTGTAAGTACCCCATAATAAGTATTCATAAGTATCTTTATATTCTTTTGAAGATTGTCATATATTGCTCCAACTATTGGGTCATTCCCTTCTGTAAGCCAATAGTTACCAAGCTTTTTAACTGTCTTTCTTCTCTTAAATAAGTATATCTCAGACTCAACTGTAGGTGCAAATACTTCTCTTGAGTTTCTAAATATAACTCCATTTTCAACAAGTATCTTTTCATCTTTATAAGTTTCATGTATAAAGTCAAGTGCTCCTACAAGTCTTGTCTTACCTTGAACTGAGTTTTTATATTCTATTGTAGTTTGCTTATAAGCCTTTTCAAATATGACTCCTAGATTTTCATAGTTTGTATCATCTACTCTAGTTTTAGTTAGCATGTGAGTTATCCAATTCTTCTTAAAAGTCTCTTTATCTGTAAAGAATCTAGCCAGTTCGCTAGTATAAGTTTTCTCATAAATCTTCATTTCACCACTCCCTTTCTTTCAAAAAGGTGTTTTTAAAAACAAGGTTTTAAGATATTAAAATAAAATTAGGAGGTTTATCATGGCTCAAAATAATGCTCTTGCTGTAGCAACTCTTGTTATGGCTGATGAGAGAACTACAGGTCAAGTATTCCCTACTGACAAATTAGAAACTCTTTGTAATATATATAAAGTTTCATTTAATATAGTAAATCAAATATTAGATGAGGCAAAAGAAGGAGTTAAAGAAGCTATTGACTTTGGAACAGATGCAACTATAGCTATAGCTATTGCAAAGGCTAAAGATATAGATGATGATGATTTAAAAGAAGCTACTGAAGCTTATGCTAATTATGTAAATGCTGTTAATAAGCTTAAAGACAAATATAATTCTGAAGTTGCTGACTTTAGAGTTAATATGCAAGAAACTATAAACAAGCTTAGAAATCCAGATATGTAAGATGTGGTGGGGTTTCCCACCGCGTTTTTTTTTCAATTATATATATAATAAACATAGAAGACAAGAGTAAACTTACAAGGGTAAGAACTCAATGTCTAAATTTAATTTTATAAGACTGGGAGGTCAAAAATGAAAAAGAACGGAAAGAATTATGAAACTATGGTACACGGATTTTTAGAAAGCTTAAGAGATTATAATTGGAAAACATATTCACGTATTGCGTTTTCGCACGATGATTATTATATAAACAGAGCAGACAAGGCTGTTCGTTGTTTACACAGATATTACGATCATTTTGAAAGATTTTTAACAACACAGGAATTAAACCCTAGAGTTGAAAGAATCTGGGCTGAACAAGTACCATATAGAGTTAAAAGGGTCTCAATGGCATACTGGGATAGTGGAATTACTACACTAAACATTGTGAGAAGTGTAGACTCTTTCACAAAAATATTCCAAGAAATCTGCAGGTTCTTTTCTTGGAATGGGACTGATGAATACAAAATTAAAGTTGGAGATACATTGAAAGAATGTATCGAAAGTCTTAATGATTACTTCAGCACTGTAAAGATTGTACACTATTCAGGACCTGAAAAAATAATGGAGTTCTTTGGAGTTCTAAGTAATATAACTAGGGAAATGTACATTGACTGTATTAATAATTTCCCTAAGATGACAGAACTTAGTAGAGAAAAGCTAAAAGATATCAAGTATTATATAGACCCAGAAACTATTGAAAGCTATGCTGAGTTTCACACTGAAGAAGACAAAGCGTTTCTAAAGAGACTGGGATATACAATAAAGTCTCTTTCAAGTGAACTAAATTTGGACTTTAATGATACCGGACTAGATACAATACTTGTCCGTTATCCGAAGGACTTGGATGAAAAGGTTGCTAAGTTAAAAGAGATGAGAGAAAGATGGAGAGATGAGAACAGCAAAGCTCATCCATACAAACCATATAATTCTAACGCACACGCGTATCAATTAGAATCATCATACGACATTATGTCAGATGACTAAGAAAAATAATGGTGGGGTAATTCCCACCCTCTTATTTTTTTTTTTCTATGTTCCACGAAATAGCTTGTTTTGGATATATATTATAAATATGATAAACGAATTAATATTAAAAAGGAGGAATAGTTATGAAATTATATAATTTTGACATGAGCTACAAAATACCAACTACAATGGAAGCAGAACAATTTATCACTATGGTACGCTGTGCACCAGTTATAACTGGGGGTAGAACTTATGATGAGTTTTGTGAATATATCCGTCATGATTTTATAGGAGAGATTATAGATTATGCTCATATATTCGATACAAGGCTTTTGTATCGTGTGGTAGAGAGAATCTTAAGTGAAAATGAAGATTTAAGAAAGGATTACAATACTATGATAGAGTATTGGAAACGTCATGGTATTGAGCTTGACAATATCAAAAATAGATGGATAATCGTTGGCAATACTTGTTACAGATGGGATTCAGAGACTAATACATTACATATGAGAGGAGTAGATGAAGATGAAAATACCTACAGAGAAAGTCGTGATGAAAGGGTTTAATATGATTATAGATTTAGATACAGCTAAACCCTATGAAGATGTAAGAAAAGCGTGGAATAAGTATGTGAGATATGTGAAGAAATACGATAGAGATGAGTATTTCAAAATAGTTGATAAACTACTAAAAGCTGATGAGAATTTAGATATGAAGGTAAATACGAAACTGGAGCTAATTGAGTCTACATTGATTGTGGGAAGATATGTAAGGGAGGCATAAGATGTTAGTAAGAAAGGAAGCAATAGTAAAAAGACTTTGGAGTGAAATACAAGATAAAGGATTACCTTTAATTGCAACTGTAAGTCCAAACTTTCCAAAGCTGTTTATAGATGAGTATTGGGATATGGATAAACTTAATACTCCAGTAGTTTGTACAATAGACAAAGAACCGATAGCAAGAATGCCACTTGCTAAAGCTATACTTAATATGCTTATATTTACTGAGCTTAAGAGGTTTGATATACTTAAAGGTCAATATGATAACTATGAAGATTATATCTTTACTGAATCAGGAAATATCAAATCTCAAGATAGCTATATTGATATGGTAAAAGATGATTGCTTTAATAGAATGGGAATGAAGTTCTTTGAAGTAACTGAAGTGGTTGGAAAGCTTCGGGAAGCATTCGTTCAGTTTGCTTGGGTAATTGACAGTAAGAAGATGATGGATATATCAATGCTTGATATATTTGAGCTTTGTGATGCTGATGATACTTTAAGAGACTGGATATTAAATGGTCCTATAAAGCGTGATGATATGTCTTTATGGGAAGTTGAGGAACTTAAGAAGCATACACTTGATTACATAGAAAAGGTAGTTGCTGAAAAGAATATTCAACCTTTAAGAAGTTTACTTGAAGCTGGAACTGGAGTAAGACTTGCACAATTCATTGACTGTCTATTCATGATAGGTACACGTCCTGACCAAGATGAAGTAATACCTAATATAGAACCTGAGTCTTGGCTTCGTGGTATACAATCTGAAAAGAGTTTCTATTATGAGTCATATATATCAAGATGTGCAACTATTATAACTAAGCTTGATATTCGTGACCCGGGAGCTTTTCAGAAGTATATCTCTTATCTTAATAACTCAAACTATCTACATAAAAATCCTGAGTATATGTGTGATAGTATTCACTATAGGGAATATGAGATAAAGGACCAGCATGACCTTGATATGCTAAATGACAGATACATGATTACAAACGATAATCCTAAAGATGTAACTGTCATTACAAAGGATATGACTCATCTTATTGGAAAGAAGATAAAACTTCGTTCTCCATCTACTTGTAACTCTAAAGAAGGTATCTGTAGATATTGTGCTGGTGAGCATATATACTTTGACAACGTATATGGTCCTATGGGAGCTAATGCAAACCTTGGAGTTAAGTTTACAAAAGAGTATATTGGAGAGAAAGGACAAAACTTCTTATCATCTAAGCATAATATGATTACTATTATAAGAAATATCAAGTTCTATCATGATAAGTTTATAGTAATAGATGTCAAGAATATTGATGTAATCTATGTAAATGGTAGTATTGTTATAGATGAAAAGTATAGAGTTGATGACCCAGTTAAAGATATGACAAGAACTCTATATTCAGGATTTAAGGTAGAAACTGATGGTGGTATATATGAAGTAACTTCAGATGGACTTCTTGAGCTTCGTGAAGACGGAAATCTACATGTAATATATAAGAATATGAGAAAGTCTAAATCTTATATAGATATAAAAGCTATACTTAAAAGACCATTTGATTATAAAGACCCAATAACTGAGCTTAATAAGGTACTTGAATCTCCATATATAGTTGGAGAAACTGTATGTAGAAATCTTATCTGTAAGCATGTCGATGATGGTACAAAAGATGGATATGATGAAAAGATGGATTTCTCAAAACCTTTGAAAGCAAATGAAAGCTTAAAGTTTATGAGCTATATTAACGGTATCAAGAAAGCTCCGGGGCTTGTAAATAAGTTATGCTTTGGATACTTCAATGAAATACTTGTAGACCCTGATAACTATGTAGAAGCTCCACCTATGAATTACGACGCTTTATATGCTGATAGAAGTAATCATGAGGCTTACGTTGAAGAATATAAAGAGAAGTACAAAGAAGAGCTTGAAAAGGAAATGGAAGAAATACTTGAATTTAGAAAGAATAATAAATAAGGATATATATTATAAATTAAATACAAGAAAGGAGTGGTTGAAATGGAACCAAGAATAAGAGTAAATGATATAATAGAAGCAAAGGATATGTCTGATTGTCGTGGACCGTTTGTTAGATATAGTGATGAGGAACTAGAAAAGAAGTATGATATATCTTATGACGAAGTGAATGCTATAAGATGTATGAATCCACAGATAGTTGAAAGTCTTAAGATTGTGGTGCCAACTAAGGAGTTCTATGAAGATATGGGATATATCGTAGAAGACTTTGCAAAACTTAAAGCACAGATTATGTCAAACAATCTGTCAAACGAAGTAATGGTGATACTTTTGGAAAACTATGAAGAGAAACTTCAAAGATTTCAAAAACGTTATGGTAATACAGAAAAATTATAAAAATAAATAGGAGGAATAAAGATGGAAGAAAGAGTATTATCGGCAAGAGAAGTAAATGCAAAAGTAGGGTTAGCGATGTTTACAAAAATCGCTTTAGACAAGATTTTATCAAAAGGGGAAAAGAAGGAAGATGTATTAAAGTATGAGCCACAAGCTGTAATGGATATGCTTAATGATATTCATGAAAAACCGTTAGTATTTACAATGGTTGACTTCGTTTCTGATACTTTAGTAGGAAAGGTTAGAGATAAGGTACTGTCTAAAAGAAGAGGAGATAAGCTTGTTGATATGATTCAAAAGCTAAGAGACGGTCTTAAACCTTATGAAGTAAAAGAACCTAAGGTTGGAACTCACTTTGGTAAGATAGACTACTACCTTAATCAATTAGAAGGTATGGGTACTATGATAAAACTTATGTCTGAAAGTGCAAAAGAATTAGAAGGTAAGACAGACATCAAAAAGATGGATGAAAAGGAAAAAGATGAGTTAAAGAAAAAGCTAAAAGATATGATTTCTTATGCAAGAATTATATCATCTCTATTTAAAGAAAATAAAGATGTTGTAAAAGCGTATGAAACTGATGCAAAAGAACTTTTAGAAGTTCTTGACCCAAAAGCAAAAGAGGAAGAAGAAAAATAAAAAGTGGGGAGAAATCCCCACTATCACTTTAATACAAGGAGGAGAAAGATGAGTTTACTGACACTGATTGCAGCAACTGTAATGATGGATGATATAAAAAGAATAGAAAGAGAGAAAGAACAAAAGAGAATACAAGATGCAAAGGATAGAGCTGATGATAGGCTTAGAAGAAAGATAAGAATTCTTAAAGAAGAATTCGGAGAAGACGCTGTAAATAAAATAAAATTATAAAAGGTTTTTCATATATAAGGAGGAATAGTTATGAGTTACAATGTAAATGATTTAGAAATGATACAAAGTTTTATTATAAGAAATGAAGCAAGTTTAAAAGAAAGTTTGAAATACGATACTTTAGATAAGTTACAAAAGGAAATGGAAAGAGAAATATTATATACAAGACATATTGAGTCTGGAATGCCTAGAGTATTTATATCATCTCAAGAAGATGAAAAGAACTTTAAAGATTTTGGAATGGCAACTGGTATGGTAGCAGTTCTTGTAGATAAGAATGAAACTATTGATATACAAGGAATAAAGTCTTCTAAGAATAGAATGACCGCCATGGTTATAAATGGCGTAGGACTTAACCAAATAGATGCTGAAGTATTGGGAGAGCTTATAGTTTACAATGACCTTATAAAGCTTGATAGTTCAAAAGACTTAGTAGAACTTGCAAGAGCGTATAGAGCAAGAGAAGTGCAAGATGATAATAAAGTTGTGTCTACAAGACCTGCACCAAAACCTACAGTTGAAAAGGAAGTTATAGATACAGCTAAGTTTAAAGAAATGCAAGAAGCTATGGATAAAGAGGCTGAAAAGGCTAAAGAAGCTTTGGATAAAGAAATGAAAGATGCTCAAAACTTATTAGGAGTTAAAAGTGTTGAAGAAACTGTAGAAGACCAAGTGAATGCTGAGAAAGAAAAGAAATTCACATTTAAAATGAACTTAGATGCTCTTAAAGAAGATAATAATGCAGCACCTAAGCTTAAGAAAGCGGGAAGCAATGGTGCTAAGCCTAAATTCACAGGATTTGAAAACCCACAATTTATGGCAGAAGATGGAAAGGTAAATGAAGAAGGAGTTCCACTTAAGTTTGCCTTAAATGATGTAGCAAAAGAAGCTGTAAAGGAAAAGGGTGGAAGTATAAAACTTGAAACTATAGTAAGTCCCGAAACTTTGGAAAAGTTTACAAGAGGAACTCATGATGCAACTGAGCAAGAGTTAAAGGCTTTAAATGAAGCTCCTGCAACTCATGCACCTGTAGAAGATAAAGTACCTGATTTATCACATATATACTTTGTAGATGAAGATAATATGCTATCAGGAGTTTCAAGAGATGAAGAAAGTAGAGAATTCATAAGAAAGAATTGGGATAACTTAGTTGCTGACGGTAACTATATAGTTATAGAAAACGGTTCTATGAGAAAGCTTGATGGAAGCTATGAATTTACTTTAGAAGAAAGAGAATACTTGGTAGAGCAATTCAGAAATATAATAACAGACCCAAATCTTGATACAAGTCTTATTCCACAAGAAGTATTAGAAGTTATGGAAATGGAAGTAGAAGATTGGGACAATAATCAAAATATTGACAATATTGATTAGGAGGAAATATGAAGAACCAAAAGTTTGTATTACATAAGGCACTGCTTGATGCTTACTATACACTTATTATAAAAAGAAATAAGTTAGAAGCAAGTCTTGAAAAGTTAGATATCAGTCCTGATATCAACGCTTGTTGGGAATACTATAAGGAATATAGACAGCAATACAAAAGCTTAGAAGAGGCTTTCATGTGCTTAAAACGTACATCTGAAGCTTATAAGCACGGAATTAAGAAAAGATTAGTTAAAGGAAGTAAAGAAGAAAAAGCACACGGACTGTTTCAAATACAATTCTGTGAATATGGAATTATACACGAAGGTATAGTATCTATATGTGAAGAGCTTGGTATACCTTATAGTAAAGTGAAAGAAAAGCTATATAGATTTATGCAACTCTATCACGGGTTAGAACCTATACAATATGCAAATCCTGAAAAGGCTGATGTACCTATATATGAATTTATGATAGGTGCATTAAGACAGCAATGGTTTCATAAGGCTTTTTCTATGAATGCTTTATCAACACTTGCTGATATCGTCAATAATAATGATATGAATATTATTGATGATAAATATATAGTACACAAGACAATATGGTGATGGTGGGATTTTCCCACCATTTCTTATAACACACGAAATGATAATGAATTAGGAGGATATAATAATGAGTCGTGTGAAAAATAAATATGAATCTGAAAAAATAATAGAAGAAAGAATTAAAAATAGAGATATATGTGACGAGATGTCTGAAAGCTATTTAGAATATTCAATTTCTGTTATATTAGACAGAGCGATACCGCAGTTGAGAGACGGATTAAAACCAGTTCAAAGAAGAATACTGTATACCATGAAGAATATGGATACATTTAAGAAGTCTGCGAGAGTAGTTGGAGAAGTTATGGGACATTACCACCCTAAAGGTGACAGTTCTATTTATGGAGCTATAGTTAGAATGGCACAAAATTTTAGAATGTATGTTCCGTTTATTACTCCACAAGGAAACTTCGGAAGTCTTGATGCTTCGGATTCACCAAGTGCTATGAGGTATAGTGAATGCCATATAGACCCCGTGAGTAAGGATATATTCTTTACCAATAATTTATTAGGAATGGAGTATAAGGATAACTATGATAGTTCAGAATTAGAACCTGTTTGTTTAACTCCGATGTTTCCTGCAATACTTGTAAATGGTACTATCGGTATAGCTGTCGGTATAGCAACCTATATACCAACACATAATCCTATAGAAGTGATTAAAACTTATGAAGCTTTTATTCAAGGTAAGTTAAATAATAACAATATCAGAAAATATCTAAAAGGTCCTGACCCTGTAATACCGTGCAATGTAATTGATGTTAATGGTGGTATAGATAGAGCTTATAGAACTGGCTCTGGTAAATATCATTGTATGTCACACTATCATGTGGAAGATGACACAAGAGGTAAAAAGAAATTAGTATTTACTTCCGTACTACGGGGTAGGTCAAAGGATGTAGATATATTAAATTTAGTCACAAAATGTAGAGACCAAAGAAACCCATTATCTCAGATGATTGCTGATATAAGAGATGAGTCATCTAAAGAGGGAATAAGAGTAGTAGTCACAATAAAGAAAGATATAACGGTAGAAGCAGCTATAGAAGCATTAATCGCCGCCAGATTTTGCTATGATAGCTTTAGTATATCTATGAGAGTTATATATAGAGGAAGACCTATGAAACTTGGTATAATGGATATGATGTCACATTTTCATAGAATGAACTCAGAAACCACAGTTGTGCATCTAACCGCTCTTAAAGAGAATAAAGAAAGAAGACTTCATATATTAGATGGTATAGAGCTTGTAGTAGAAAACTACGATACTATAATTGATATAATAAGAAAGTCTAAAGGTAAGGAAGAAGCGAAACTTGCACTCCAAAAGAAATACAAGGGATTGACTGACATTCAAGTAGCCGCCATACTTGATACTAAGTTATACACTCTTGTAAATAAAGGAGATACAATAAAGGCTGAAAGGAAAGTTATAAAAGAAGAAGTGAAAGAAATAAACCACAATCTTAAAGATATAAATGGATATATCTTAAACTTATTAGATGATTTGAAGAAAACTTTAAAACCGTATGCTAAGAGAAGATGTGAAATAATCAACAAAATCCCAAAAACACCCGTTTAGAGATAAATTAAAGGGGGTTTTAAGATGACTGAAAGTAACATAGTACCTTTTGAAGATACAGAAAATCTATTTGCTCCGCAAATAAGAGCATCTTTTGATGAGGTAAAAACTGCTACTGCCAATTTAGAAGTTGCAAACTATGCAAATTCAAAAGCTACACTTATAGCTTACGCATCTGGTAATATAACTCAATATACAGATGAATACATCAAGCCCGACGATTTCTTGTCAAGACAGAAGTTCTGTCAAGATTTCGTCGTTGAGCTTGATAGACTTATAGAAGAAACTTTTTTTGTGGAAGTTCGTGCTGATGATTTAGAAGAGCTTTTTAAGATTTATGAACTATTTGTAACTCAAAGATTTACTACAATATCTAAGATATTACTGTATTATATAGTAGAGAAGTTTGGATATGAAGTTATAGATAATACTGAAGAAGCTTCAAGCCTTGCGGTAGAGCTTTTAAATAAGATAGAAGATACCATTGATTTAACTGAAGCATTTGATGATTGGTACTTAGAAAGATGTAAAGAGTTTCATGATAATATATTCTTTGAAACAGCAAGACAAAACTTCTTTGAAGTATTTACATATCAGGAAGGAATGAATATAGCTGAAGTAGTTGCAAATCCTGTTGTAATTAACTCAGTTAAATCACAAATAATATATGGAAGAGTATGGATAAATAACCAAAAACTTAAGGAGGAAATAAATGGCTAAGAAAACTAAAATTGATAAAGGAAGTGTAGATACTAAGATATTACAAGACTGGAGAACTAAAATAGGAGTTGGACCTGTTATGTTTACAATGTTTATGAATGATGCTAATGATACATTGAAGAAACTTGAGGGTCGTGAGCTTATGGACCAAAAACTTAAGTTTGAAACTAAACTTAATAGAATAAATGCTCTTGCAATAATTGCTATGAATGAAAGAGGAAATGAATATGAAAAGAAGCTATCTTATGATATAGCTAAAAGAGTATTCTTTGATAGTATAAATACTATGACTATGACTTGGGAAGCATTTGAAGATAGAACTTCTCACATGCACGTAAAGGAAGGTATCAAAACTGTATATGATACTTATAATTACTCTAAGCTTATTAAAGATAGTCAAGTAGCAGATGTATTACCTAAGTTTGATGCTTTAATAGAGTTATATAAATACTGGTATAATGATACACCTAAAGATGATGAAGCTAGATGGAATGTAGCTATGCAAATATCTGATGTAAGAAAGGCTATAGCTGAGAGAAAATTCAGCGGTTTAAGAAAATTAGGAGCTATGACATCTGAAGAAAAAGAAGATATCAAAAAGGAATACTTAGTTAAGTTTGAATATGATGAACTCGCAAAACTTCACCCAAATATTAAACCTAGAGAATTAAGTAAAGAAAATATAAAAGAACCTAAAGACAATATTGATATTGCTTATACTTTAATAAATGATGGACTTATAGTAGGTATGGATATCTTAGCAGCTTTAGAAGGACTTTGTATGCAACTTGGTATTATCTGGAATGATAAAGATATAGTAAATACAGTAGATACTTCTATTGCTATTTTACAGCAATACGTGGATGATTTGAATTTAGATGTAGACAAATTCAATATGGATATAGCTGAACCTAATATTCAATCTATTACAGATACAGATACATTATTTAAACTTATGGATACTTCACAAAGATTTGCACTAGATTGCTTTACACCTGAGTATATCTTTAATGCTATAAGAAGATATAAGAAGTTTAATAAGAATGTAGCTGTTGATGGTGTACTTGATGAGAAAGTAGAGCCATCTCCAGATTGTAAACAATCGGCAGATAATATGGCATTCTTAGGTGTTATGGGTGTAAGACAGCTACATGATAGACTTGTATCTAATTATGGAGATAAGGAAGAAGTAGTAGAAAAAGATGAAGCTGGAGAAGAAAAGAAAGTTGTAGATATTAAGTTAAATAGTAAGGTTATAGTAGCATCTATCATCTATCACTTATTCATAGAAAGAATAATGAAGAACTCTAAATTCATAAGAGGTTTAGAATGCTTATTTAATGGATTCTTACCAGTTACAGGAGCTGTATGGGAATCATTTGCTCAAAAGCTTGATAAGGCTGTAGAAGGCGTTACAGTTAAGTTTGATGAAGATATGCTTAAAACTTATAAAGAATCTATGGGTGTCAAGATAAAGGACTATACAGAACCTACAGAAGAAGTGGATGAAGAACCCGAAGAAATACTTGAAGAAGCTTCTGAAGAAAAGAAAGAAGAAGTAACCATAACTGTACCTGAAGAATTAGTAAATCCTATAGCTAAAGAAATCCCTAAGATTTTAGAAGCTGTAAAGGAAGAACCAACAGGAGAATCTGAAAAGGTTATAGAAGAAGGAGCTTCTGATAAGATAGACGAAGTTGCAGAAATCGAAGATACTCTAAGAGAAAAACTACATGAAGAACTTACAGCACTTGGAGTTGAAAAGAAAGAAGAACTAGATGAAGAAGGAAAGAAAATCTTAGATGGTATTCAAAAGAAAGTAAGTGATACTTTAGAGAATATAGATGAAGTTGAGAAAAGGTCTAAAGAAGCTTTAAAGGAAATTATGGAAGAAACAGAAAATGAATAATTGGAATGTGATAAACTTTTAGGTGTTTTTATCTCTCTTTTTTTTAAAGGGGGGGGGGATTATGGATAATTTTCACGAGAGTATAAAGAATAGATTACAGAATATAAGAATTGAACTTGCTAAATGTAGAATCTTAAAGGAGGATAAAGACGATGTCGAAGAAGTCAACAGGGATAGGAAGCATACTAAGAAAGGAAGCAAGAGAAAGGGAAAGAGAAAATAATATTTTTTATAGAGTTCCAAAGCTAGATATAAGTGATAGTAATAAGACTGCTTATAGTATAACTGGGGTTACATCAGACGGAGAAAGACTTGTATGTCATATTGAAGTATGTGATAGAAGTAGCTTTAAATTACCAAAGAAACTAAATGGTAGCGGCGGATTATTATTTGGTGGTGTAAGTCCTGATTATGTAGCACACGGTCTACAAGATGATTTAGAAAGAGCTATGAAGCATTCTGAGAAGATACATCATGACTTATCTGAAGTAATGCAAGGTGCAACTCTAGCTCCTAGAATGGTTGATGGTAAAATCATATCTATGGATTTATGTAAGGACGCTTGTAACCGCAAATGGTCATTCGATGCTGAAATATGTAAATTGACAGGAGGAGATGAGATGCCAAAACATCAGTCTGCGTTATCTGCTGTTAAAGAGATAATGAAACAAAATACAATACTATCACTTACAGATGAGCTATGTAGTCTTTCAAATCAAAGAGTATTAACTGGGGAGCTATTTGAAGAAAAGAAAAAGAAGATAGAAGATACTATAGCTTCAATGTCTGAAGAGTATAAAGAAATGAATAAAGCTGTATATAGAAAGATAAAGGAGCATATTAAAGTAATAGGAGATTCATTAGGAGATGAGAAGTAAATGGAAATTACAGATATAAAAGTAGTGAGTAAAAAGAGTTCAAGAAAATTTTTTAAATCTATATGGATAGGCGTTAATAAGAAGGAGAGAGCACTTAGCTATCTTGATACTAAAAAGATATTAAGAAGAGTACCTAAAAACATTATGAAGATAAGGAAGTATTCAAAAACGATTACTTGTGTTTTTGTTATGAGTAATGAGTATTTTAGAATTTTTCATGATGAAAAAATACTATCTGTATTTGATACATTAGTTGAACCACATCGTATCAAAAAGAATAATAAGTCTTGGGTTAAATATAAAGCCGTAATGAATATACATGATTAGAGGAGGAAGATTATGAGAAATAAAGGATATTCAAAGTGTGATGGTATAACCAAAGCTATGAGAAACTTAACTAAGAAGTCAAGAACATTCTTAAGCTATAGTGACCATAAGAAAATATGTAAATGTGCACCTAGAGATATTATGAAGATAAGAAAATATTGTAGGACTATTAAGTATACATATATGCTTGATTTAGGTTATTTCAGACATGTACATAAAGGGGACATTGTAGATTTATGTAATTCTACATTTGGTGCAGCTTATCTTAAAGCTTGGCGTAAAGTGCCTACTAAATATGACATAGTTGTATTACTTAGAGATAATGATGATGTATAAAAAAGTTGGTTATATAAAGGTTTTAGGGCGGGTTTCCCCTGCCATATAACTGTAGTTTACTTTAAATACATCTCTTTAATAATATCAACGATTGCGACACGCACGTATGAGTAATAATGATATCGTTATGACATCAGTATATTGTTTCTGCATTCTACATCAAGAAAACTTTCTTATCAGGACTTTCAAGTGCATCTTTTTTCTCATTTAAAGAAGATATAATCATAGTATCCAAGTCATTTGTCGTAAGTGCAACAAATGTCTCAGCTCTTGTATTTATCTGCTTAATAGACAAAGAAGCAAAGTGATTTATGTCTCTAAATCTTGCTTGTTTAGATTTATCCTTTCTATCTGCAAGAAGTATAGCTATCATGTATTCGTAATAATATAAAGGAACATCTAGTTCCATATTTTCACGAGAAGCATTCATATATGCTCTGTATACATTTTGATATTCCATATCTTCAAGTATCTGTCCTTGTAAGAATAAGTTATTTATTATTTCTTGATTTGATATAGACTCAATCATATTATTAGAAGCGAATATATCTCCCTTTTCATATATAAGTCTATATCTATCTTCTTCTTCTATATAGCTTGAGAACTTTGTTTTTGTTGATATACACTGAGTTACATCAAATGCGTCTTTGGGAGAGTAAATCTTCCCAAAGAGCATTACAACTGGTTCAGTATGTATATTTACTACACACTTCTTAGGAGTATGAAATTCAAAAGGTTCTACGACATAGAAGTTAGCATCTTTTGTATCAAGTCTTAAGTAATCTTTAAAATTCATTTAAACCTCCTTATTATAATTGACCGTCATGACTATCAAGGTCATTAGTTGGGTGTGGACTATCATGCTTTATTCTCTTATATATAGGATTAAGTCCTATATATTCTCTAGCACACATATAGTTGAATGGTATATTGTATTTAGCATAGTTACTACCTTTACCAGTAATAGTTTTAAGTAAATTACCTTCTTTACTAAAGTCGATAATTCTATTATAGAAATTTTCATTATTGTAAGCCAGTCCATATCCAACTTTATATTCATCCTGTGAATTATAAGTATAAGCTGTATTCCATCTTGATTGGGTATTTTCTAAAGCTGCAAGTCTCATAGGTGGAAGTATCCATCCTCCAAAGTTACGAACATACACACCATCTAAATATAATGTATTGTCGCTTCTCCATTGTTTATTTATAGGTAGTGGCGATATCATATTTCTTGTAACCTTTTTAAATAGTTCCATTACCTTATTTTTATCATTAACTTTAGTTCCATCTATTTGACTCATAAGAAAAGTTCTACTATGGTCAAATTCAGAATTGATATTAAGATACTTAATATCATCATTTTCATGAAATGGTCTTTCTGGTCCCATACCAAGCTCAGCCGTTACAAACTTATCATTGTCATATTCAACATAACCCGGCATTAAATATATCGGACTTCCAGTTACCATCTGACCTTTATATATCAAATTCGGAAGTCCTTTCGGTACAGATATCTTTATATTAAACCTAGCATTATCAGAATAATCATATGATGTACGACAATACATATCAGCTTTATTATATTGTGTAGGATGTAGTCCTAATTCTTTGAAGTTCCCAAATGTCACAGTTATAAATCCTACTCTTTTAAGACCATCTGTATCAATAATAGTTTTTTCTCTATCTAGGTGTACATCTAATTTATTTTCTTCTTCAAATCCGATATATACTGTAGGGAAGTTCTGAATGTATGTCATAGTATATTGTGATGATATAGTTCCACCACCATATCTACCACTATTTGAACTTGACCCAACCATACCCTTTGTAATACCCCAAATCATATCTTGACTTGTTACTAGGTTTATTCTTTCTGGTTCATATTTTGTAGCCTCCAGTTGCCGTTTGCTATTAAAGATGAGCTTTTTGATAGCAAGAAGTTTTTCAACTTCCTTTAGAGTACCATCAGTCGTATTAAAGAAACTAACCTTTGTCTTATAACTATGATTTCCTCTACTATTTCTATGTCTTGTAAAAACCGAATAAGTTCCAGCTCTATGGTCGGTTGTATCGCCACCCCGCATCGTCATTAGTGCACCTTTAGTACCGATAGAACCACCCGGCATTCCGTTATTATATCCAATAAACATATATGGTTCTTGAAATATTTGCTTTTTATTTCTCGTATCATCATCCAAAACACGTCTTGCAACTTGGTTGTAATCTTTATCACCGCTATTCATATAGACGTTAGCTTCATAATTCAAAAGTGCTGGACGTATCACGTTTTTCCGTTGCAAATAGTTTATCTCTATATCTAAATTAAGTATAGCCTTTATATAATCCTCTTTGGTTACACTTTCTGTATTACCGTCATCTATATATACAGGTATACGAATCTTATTGAACTCCTTTGTCTCAGAAGCCAATACCTCATAGATATACGTACTTTCAGTTTTGTCATAAAGTGTATCCATAGCACCAAGGAATGAGTATCTTCTATCTTTTATAGATAAAGATTTTAAGTTATCTCCTTTAAACTCAAATGAGGTTTCTGGAACCTGTACGTTTGTTATATTGTACTTATTGTAATTATGTATGTATTTTTCTCCACCTATTTTAGACCCCAAGATAAGTTCGAGGGACCTATAAATAGATGAGTCACTCTGTCTTAAATTATGCAAGTCGAAAACGTCAAAATTTGTAAGACGTTTCTCTTCAGTGTAGTTATTATATTTTTCTAAATAGTATAGCATATTATTTCCAATCCCCCTCTTCTGGATTCATATATCCGTCGTATAGTTTTGGGTTGTATACCTCTCCATTTTCACCATCCCAGTGCATAGCACGTCTTTCTGGAGGTAATAAGAACCCATTGAATCCACCTATACTTTTTATATATCTTCCAAATGGAGACATATTTTCTTCGTACTCTATAGTTCCATTAGTCCACCACGATTCTCCAGTTTCAATAGTACAATAACGTACATATGGACGCAAGTAAGCATTATCTGTGTGACCACTTCCAAATCTATCTTGTTCGGCTCTCGGATCCGTCCAATTTTTATTTCTGGAATTTAAAAGATGAAGAGTATGTGTGTTAGTCTGTCTTGTTGTCGTTCCCATATATAACTCTAGGAATCTGTACTCTCCATTTTTAAGTTTTAAAATAAGTGACGGTACCTTTCTAGGAATATAAATTTTACAAGTAAAAGCCTTTAAGAAATTTGCCCATAAATCCATATTCATAAATGTTTCCGGAGACAAGTCGCGTACAGGAGCATCACCTCTACGTTGTATGAAGTTTGCTAAGTTTCCCGGCATGAAATGTTTAAACCCTCTATATGTCTTTATCACAAGCCAACCCACAATATTGTAACTATATCTAACATCATAGTCGCGATGCTCATACGAATAAGAATTTGGGTGTCCAAACTCAAATGTTACATTTAGTGGCAGTGGGTAATCTACAGAATACTGGATATGGCTACCTTCCCCAGCTTCTCCACCATTGTAGTAGTTGTTAGCACCAATAGTAACATCTTTCTCTCTACTGGTACCAGAATATCCGCCACGCATAAGTTTTAAGTATTCATAATAAGACAAATGCTTAAATGATGTATCTGGTCTATAACATATTGAATCGTATATCATATCAGCGTGTGTAAATGTCTTAAGTCTATTTTTCGATTTAGCAAATGTCATCATATATTTACAATGTCTACCAGATAGTACATTAGGTATAGCATATTGTGCTGCTGTACCTGTTGCAGAATCTATATGCTCCGAATCTACACATTTTTGATAAGCAGTATCTATGGGTAGACTTTTCCATCTTTGAAGTCCAAATATATACGGTGGATAGATATACGTATTTTCATATCTATTACCTTCGATTTTACTATCATCAACAGTATCTTCAGGAACAATAGTATCAAATTCTAACTCTACACCTTGTATCTTAATGTCTTGTATATTATTGAAGTTAAAAAGTCCCCAGTTATCTCTTTCATACCCATTTCCTATAAAATCGATGTCATCATGTTTTACATATAATGGTATTCTGATACTATACTCTTCAAAATCTGAAGTCCATAATGTATCCCTTTTATCATATTTTAACTTTTGCATTACACTATGTAACTTAGACGATGCGTATGGTAAGTAACCTTTGTCATCTTCATAAGGTATAGCACGAGACAAATCTATAGTATACTTAGCTTCTCTAAAAGGAGAAGACTTATCTGCTTCTTCCACTATAGATTTAAGAGATAAAGTTATAACTCTTTCATTTATTGTATTAACTTCATTATCTCTAGTTTTAGTATAAAAGTCTGGTATTCTAGTTACGACTTTAATATCTTTACCGTCATTTCCTATTAAATACTTCTTACCAGTAAGCATAGCTTTAGCATTACTGATAGTTCTTAAATCTAAAAAGATACTATCATTATAATTAAGATGTGTACCAATTAAAGCATTAATAAGAGGGTGCTGTATAGCAGCAACCTCTGTACGTAAATCGTCTTCTAAGCGATATGGTAATTTATCCATTATTTCATTACACCTCCTAAACATTTACCCCCTACATTTATTGTACTTAGCATACTTTGTAGTCTATTATCATTTTTGTATTCTACACATTCAAGATACGTAGTTCCTATATTTACGTATCCACTAAATACACCACTTCTGTCAGAAAAACGCACTATATACATGAAGTCAAGTATGTCATCCATCGGTGGTCTTAAATATCCACCATTATCTTTAATACGATATCTGTAGAAATCATACTCTCCCCATCTTAAATCTGGAGACTTTTCATAAGATGTCATAAATGACGGACGAATAAATCCGGGAGTTTTGTCTGTATCTTTAAATATATCATTTGTCTTTATTTGTGATAATGTTGGAGCAAAGTATACAGCTCCTTCTAAATTGCTATCAAACTGTATATTATTATCTAAAAAGCTCATCCTTTCTATATCGTTAAATTCTACTGCAATCTTATTAGGGTCAAGTTTATTATCTTTTAACCAACCCCAATTCTTGCCATCATTCATATCTTCAACCATATCAGTTTCATTTCTTCTTCTTATTTTATAGAAGTTTCCACCTACACTCTTTTGGTGCTTAGGAGTTCTTAAAGTGACCTTAAAGAATACATCATGAGGTCTAGTTTTTACATCATATGATGTGTATGGATTTGCCAAAGGTTCTTCCGCTGTTATAGCATCCTTGTCGTATACCCCGTCTTGAAGTGTAGAACCTACAATACCAGAATATGCTCTTAATATAAGATATCCAAATAAAGTTTTAGGTGTTCTCTCTTCAATATGGTGTGTATCTATAGGATTAAAGTTTTCGTCAACTTTACATTGTACAAATTCAAAGTCTACAGCTATATCCATAGGATTTGTAAGGTCTTCTGGGTCAGGAGCTATACCTTCAGGTAATATTCCTAAGTTATCATTATAGGTATCAGAACCATGCCAGTTATATCCAAACGACATAGGATATTCAGCTTCTGTATCATATACCTTTTCAACATTTACCCATCTTGCAGGAAATGTTTCTTCAACACCCGGGAAATTTGGCTTTGTAGCGTATCCGTAGGCGGATACTCTATATCTACAATGTCTATTAGGTCTTTTATTTAAAGAATATACATATCTTTTTACAGCTGTTTCAAAGTTCCCCGGACTTGCTGTTTTGTGTACTCCTATAAACTGTCCATTTATAGTATGGTATACACCAACACTTGGGTCGAACTCTTGTCCTTCTAAATCTTCTCCCGGAAATAATCCTCTACCTGTGACACTTATATAAGAGCTTTCCATATTCTTTGTGAAATAATCATTACTCAAAGGACTAGGCATAAAGTCTATCTGCACATCTAAATCTCTTATGAAAGATACACTATTGTAATGTCCGTCTGTAAATATTGGTATCTTCCAAGTATTCACTCTAACCTTTGGTACATTAAGATGTCTTAATTTTTTGTCCTGTTCATCGTTGTTGGGAGAATACCACCTTGACTCATTAGGGTAATTATAAAACCACTTTGCGAGAGACTTATCTTCTTTAAAGTGTCGTCTGCTATAAATATACGGCATACGTATTATATTCTTTAAATATGATAATTCGTTTGTGACATCGTAAACTGGTAATGGTGATGTATCAAACTTACAATAATATGTAGCGACATATTCTGCGTCTCTCATATTCTGTAATGCTAAATTTGTTAAGTTTAAAGGTATGTGGTATCCTTCCCGATAATACATAGAATGGTCAGCTCTTGACATAAATGCACCTGCAAAACCATTACCGTCACTATGTAGAGGACTAACCTTAACTTCAGGATTGAGAATGTAACTACCATCATCTACGAACCAATAATCTCTTCTCAAGTTACCTAGTACAACATCAACAAATTCCATAAACTCAGCTTTAACATTATTCATCATATTCTTAAAATGTATATCTCTTACTACATTTTCAGCAACATGTAAATTTGATAATGCTTTTAAGTTTAAGTTATAAGGAGAGTTATATGATGAACTTCCAAATATACTCATAATCTATCACCTTCCTATTTGTATAGATAGTAGTCAACTCTACAACTATCTTTTGTCACATCTGTATCAAATATTACATATATCTTTTCTCCTATTCTTTTCTTTAGAGTTGGTTGAGCAAAAGTATATGCACGAGATTCTCTATCTTCTATATATAGTCTATAATTTGAGACTTCTCTTTCATCACTACCCTTGGCTTTAATAGTTAAGTTTAAAACTCCTGATAAGTCAGATAAGTTCTTAACTTCTATTCTTGTACTTGCAGGTATTATAGCTGAATATTCAGAAGCTCCATTTAAGAAGAATACTGAACCTCTATCAACTACGTCAGATTTATAAGTTGAATTTAAAGTAAATTCTTCAAACTCAACTTCGGTATTTGAAAGTCTTACTGTATTTTTAAGACACATATATAATTTCCCATTATTTTTATCAATATAAAGTCTTCCCTTTTCTTTATTTCCTGTATCTTGTATATGTAGTACAGTTCCATCATTAGAACCTACATCTACACCAAGAACTGAACCTAAAAGAAATTGAAGCTGAGCTATTTGCTCCCAAGCTTTCCCAAATCTATGGGGATTTCCTTTAGTATCGTGTGGAGATAAATCAAGGTTACGTTTAAGTGTATTCATTTAAAAACCTCCTTTAAAATTACTAAAGGGGTGTTTTTTGAATGTTTCGACCTCGTTTTTTTTTTCAATTATATATAATAAACATAGAAGACAAGAGTAAACTCAATAAGGATTGAGAGCTCGCTGTCAAAATTTAAGACTTAGGAGGTCGATAACTATGAAATATTTATTCATAGAAACTTGGACAAAGGCAAACAAAAAGGGATACGACATAATCGCTATAAACCACAATTTGGGAGTTATAGATATATTAGACTTCCAATACACAATGGACGTTAAAGACCTATTGGAAATACTTAAAGAGAATTTTAAAACCCATACATTGCATGGTGGGTCTATTATGCGTATAGTTACAAATAATATAAAAGGAGGTAGATATAAAGTAAAATATATTTAGGGGCTTGTCCCCTTATTTTTTTTTTTTCTACAATCCACTAAGCAATATTGTAAAGGAGCGTGATACTATGACTGTAACTGTAAAGATGTATTATATTCAATTTTCACAAGATATGACTGATGAGGAAAAAAGACTTACAAAGATATATAACTGGCATATTCATCAATCTGTATTATCTTTAGGGAGGCATTTTGTTCGTGAAGGAATACTTATGCTAGAAGATACCGAATATAACGATTTTGCTGATGTTGTTGATATTGTGAGTCATACATTTATATTAAATGACAAGTTTTTATGCAATGATATGTATAATAATATGTGTGGTGATATACTGCCAGATTCAATACCGGAAGTATATAAATTCACAACTAGATGTGATATTACTGTAGATAATGTAACTGTAACTAAGTTTATAACGTATGGTACAGATACAAATAAGCATAAATCTAAGTATAAATATTATTGCTATTATGAAATAAACGATAAGAACTTTAGTAAATGTCGTAATATAAAAGATATCTAATAATAACAGCATTCTCTTTTATTACTATATATTATTAACGAAGTAGTACAATAATATAAATTTGGAGGTCAAATTATGAGAAAAGAGATTATTAATGATTTAAGAAATGCTGTAGTAGGTTTTGGAGAAATACTAGATTTTGCTATTGACGAAAAGAATAGCAGATGCAATGTCTTAATTATTCGCGGAAGTGAATATTTAAGAAATGGTTCAGGATACTTAACTGATGAAGTGAATGCAGAGTTGTATGTATCGATGGTATACTTTAACTCACTAAAGGGTATTGATACTATAGTTATTAATACCAATAAAGTAGGAGAAGGGTTATTTGGTAAAGATACTATAAATAGTCTTGTAGAAGCACTGGACCCAATTCTTGAAAAAGAAGTAGGACATAAGCATCATTTCCACATGTTTGAAAGAAAAGCTGATAAAGAGGTAACTGAGAAAGTTACATTCTTTGAAAGGTTATCTAAGTATTTTGAGTTTGAAATTAAAGCCAATAGATTAGCTTTAAGAGATAAGATTATTATGATGTATGTCTATAATAATCTTTGTAAGCTTATGGACAATGATGATGAGTATAACTCAGCTAAAACGAAAGAGTTTCATTATTGGACAAATGACAAAAGATACAACTACACAAAAGGTAAATTTGAGAAAATGCTTACAGTGAAATAATAACAAATGGGAGACAAAGTTCTCCCATATTTTTTAAAAGGGAGTGATTTAAAATGTATGACAAAGATGATTTAAAAATGTCGTTAAAAGCTTATTCGGAAATGGAAGGCTGCAATCTTATGGGGTTTGTACCTATACTTAAAAAGGCTTTGAGAGAAAGACTTAGAGATAATGGTATTCATGAGATGCCACCACTTGTTGATGAGAATTTACAAGATGTAGTATCTAAGTGTACCAGTGTAACTGTCGTAGGTACAACAGAGCCTACAAAGATTGAATATAATATAGAAAAGATGTGTGGTGTCTTTGATATATATTTTGATAAGCTTGTAAGTGTTATAAATTTTGAAAATGCTAGACATAATATGATTATAGATGAAATAAAGAAGAAGGAAAAACCTAAAACTTTTTCTAAGATTTCAAGAATAATATCAAGAGTTAATAAAAGCAGGACCATAAATTATCCTACATATCATGAGTGGGGATGGTTTGATACAACTACTGAAGATATAAATAAAATATTAAAAGATAAGACATTATCTGAATATGAATTTGAGGTAGAGTTTATATCAATTGATACTATGTCTATAGCTGAAGGTGAGGATAAATTTAAAGTAATAACTGTAATGTATTTTAAACTTACAGAATACATACCAGATGAGGAGTAGTGATATAAATGGAAGAAAAAGATAAGATAGAAATAACGGTGTATAAAGTTGAAGGAGTTGCACCCGGAGATATGAGAGGTAGTTCATTTTTCTCAAATCTTACATCTCAAAATCCTGAGATATTATCATTTCTTTGTATGTGTGAATACTTTAGAATTGGTAAAGATGTAAGAGCTGCTCATCTTAAAGCTTTCGATAACTTCTCTATTGTAAACTTTATAAGTAAAATTTCTGAAAAGTCGTATGATGATAACCACGTTATACTTATTGCAAAATATAATGGTATAGTTGCAGGAGAGCTTATAGGTTTACTTGATGATTGGGGAGTAAACGAACCTGCTGTTGAATCTTTGTATGTAGAAAATAATATGAGAAAAAGAGGTATTGGTAAGGCTCTAGTTAAAGAGTTTATAAAAAGAGCTGAAGAATATACTAAGAGAAACTTTATATCTGAAAAAGAGCACAACAGTATCTCAGTTAATATATATGGATATAATAAGGTAGCAATAGGCTTATTTAATAAACTAGGATTTAAGTCTAAATATAATGGTAAATTTAATGTACTTAATACATATACAAAAACTTTAAATAAATAGGAGGAAAAGAAATGAATGTAGAAAAATTTAAAAATTGTTTGGAAGTGGCTTTTAATGAAGGTAGAGAAAAGAATTTAGGATTTTATAAGCTTATAGAAAGATTTCATGGAGCTCTTAGAAGCTTTATTCAAGAGAACTATCGTGAAAGATATAAGTTTATTATAAAGAACGAAAATGATGAGCTTATCCATGAGATTGTAAGAAATATAGTTGACAGAAATGTATACTATAATGATAGTGGTGATGTAACCATAGATGACACAAATAAGGGAATATTATTTGAAGATTTAATTAACTTTGCAACTAATATAATTGATGTAAAGAAGATAGCTGTAGAATATGATGAAAAGGATAGACAAGCATTACTTGTATTAGATGCTTCATATAAAGAACTAGAAGAAAGACTTACTAAAGAGCATATAGAACTAGCTCAAAAGATATTAAGACTTGAAAACTTTAAAGCAAGTACAGTATGGCTTTCTATAACAGATGATGAAAGATATATGTTAGATGAGCAAAGACAGTATATGGGACATTATGCTGAAGCTTTAAGAAGAAGAATAGAGTATTATAGAACTCATAGATTATAATATAAATAAGTGCTGTAGCTTCGGTTACAGCATTTTTTTTTTTTGACTATATATTATAAACAAAGAAGACAGAGAAGTAAACTCAAAGGGTGAGAGCTTCAATCTGTCAAAAATTAAAAGACTGGGAGGTCAAGAAGATGACAAAGAAAGAAATTCTAAACAGAGTGAAAGCGGAAATTGAAGGTATTGGTTTAACTTGGTTGGGTAGAAAAACTAGAAATTACACAGAAAAATTAAATGTAATTTTTATTTCAACTGACTTAGAAATGCTAGGTAATCCAGTAGAAAGTCTGTTAGATGCTTATGGATTGAGCAGTTATTTTGCTATGTCTGAAGACTCTGATGTTGTGCTTATAGGTGTCAACAGAGAAAAGTTAGCAAATAGTGAAACTGACAGAGCAGTAGATGGATTGCCAAAGACTATACTTGATATAGAAGACCCTGACAAAAATGTTAGATACACAAGTGTGACTATGTGGGCTTCTATTGATGGTGGAATTAGAAGTCTTGGAAGTAATACTAATATTATATTAAACTATCAGAACTTTCTAGCCGATAGATATGAGAGTGGTAGTTTGAAGAAGGGTGATATGATAAATCATGTCATTCTTCATAAGACATTTGAAAAATATGTCTTAGCCGACGACAACTTCGTAAAAGGAGTTAAGAATAATTCATATTCTTATTGGAATATGAGAAAAATAATGGAGTACGTGAATCAACAACACGTAGCTCTATTTAATGACTTATCAAACTAAGAAAGTATTGGCTGGGATATTCCCAGCCTTTATTTTTTTTTTTATGTTCCTGAGAAAATATAAGTATATATAATATATGTAGTAGCAATACTAATATAATTTAAAGGAGGAAAATTATGAAAGAGTTACATCAAGACACAAAAATGATTAAAGGAGTATTAGAGGAATTTGCTTCTTGTCATTACTCTAATCTAGTTAAGGCTCTACTGTCGTATGAGTTAAGCTGTGATGATGAGGATATACTTCAAGAAGCTTATGATGACCTTATGACAAAGGATGGAGTTAATCTTATTTCAGATGAATTAAGAGATAAGGTAATATCACTTATGGAAGAAAAGAAAGGGGAATAGTTATGTTAGTATCATTTAGATTTAAGCAGTTTACAGATGATATGGAAGAAGTTGATAGACTTAGAACTGTTAAACACAATTTCATATTAGGGATAATAATAAGAAGATTTAAAACTGTTTTGGAATCCACTCATCATATAGTATGTGATAGCATATACACTATGGGTCCAACTGAAAAGAGTAAAGCGAAAGCTTTAGAGCACACATTTGAAATAGATGGTGCTGACTATAAAGGTCTATTTAACACTATGAGAATGATTATGAGATTTGACCTTGTAAAAGATACAATATTAAAAGAATTACAAGAAACATCATTTTCTTTTGAGATGAACTTAAATACCAATAGACTATCAGCTGATTATAAGCTTATAGCAAAGAACTTAGATAAAGACCATATCAGTGTATTTGTAGAAAATGTTGTTTATAGTGATGTATGTGAAAATGTTATAATACCACAATATGTGGCTACAGTAGGGAGTGATATAAAATGAAGAATTTAACTAAAAAGGAAAGATTTGATAAGGTACTTGCTGAACTTAAAGCGATAGAAGGACTTGATATTATTGCAAGTTATTATTATGATCATAAAGAGTTATATACTGCAAGTGGAAAAGAAAATATGTATGGTAAAGCTGACTTCTTAGACTTATCTATCGTACTTGTAAATCCTATAGCAATAGCTGGAACTGATAAAGAGGAAATTATAAATGATTACGATACACTTGTAGACGCTTCACTATATGCAGCACTTTGTGGAGAAATAGGATATTATTTTGATAATCCAGTTATCGTAGCTTTTACAAATGAGTATACAGATGAAAAAACTGTGCATGAAGTTAAAGCTATCTATAAGACATACTTTAATAAGAAGGGAGATATTGCAGATGGATATATGGAAGTTTGCAATATATTCAGTTTAAATATGTTAGGAGATTCTTGCGATAATTCAGTTCTATTTGAAGATGAGTTTAAGATTACAAGTGATACAGACTTCTTAAACTATAGAGCTACTCACAATTATGGAGAAGGATACATGGTAAGAAAGCTTATAAGAGATGTCACAAGACAAGTATGGAATTATATGAAAGGACCTGAAGTTTCAGCTGATAACTTTATTGAAATACTTGCAGATGATGGAGTAAATGCTCTTGCGGTAGAAATAGCAAGTAAAGTACATAAAGAAATGGGTTCTAATATACTTAATGATAAGATACTTACTGAGTTTATAATAAATGAAGATTATATCCCAGAAGACCCAGTTATAGCAGAAGCTAAGAAAGCGTAGGTGATAATATGGATAAAGGAAATTGGTGGAGTTATTTCTTTAAAGACAGAGTAAAGGCTTTAGATGAGCTTAACTTATTCTATAGAAGAAAGTGGAATAGTATTAATTGGATGGGTAAAGTATATGATGAGGATTTATCTCCTAAAGATAAATGGAGTAAGACACTAAAAATTTTAAATGATATAGCTACCGATAACACTTACCCATATAGAATTTTATATCGTGATGTACCAATAGAAGAGGATAGTGATAATTGGCATAATGTATTATTTACTAAAAGTGAAGTAGAAAAAGAGCTTTTAAATGTATTTAAAAACTATCCTAAATATTCAGCTCATACTGAAGAAGGTATTAAAAATGATGAACTATTCCAAAGTATGTTAGCACTTATGGGATTTATGCAAGATACAGGAGCTTATTATGGTGTACTAAGAGTAGGACACTATATAGATGATGATATTGTAGAAGCATGGGTTATGAGTGATAAAGATAGGTATAATTCCGTAATGTCTAATCTATTACTTAAATACGACAATGTCTTTTCTAAGTTATATGATATTGACAATTTAGATAGCGATATAGACAGTATCTTAAATCTTGAAGATAAAGCTGAGATGAAAAGAAAGATAAAGGAATTGGTTCTATCTAACTGCACAGCAATATTTAATAAAGATAACTCTACTATATCAGACTTAAAAGATGGTGTTATAAAGTTCATAAGAGACTTTAAAAGAGATAATAAAGAAGTCTTTGAACTAGCAAGTCTTATAGGTGATAATGGTGAATGCGGATTAGCAACAATAATTCGTGAAATTATCGATAACGCAATTGACGAATATCCAAATTACCCTGACAAGACTAAACCAGTAACCGTAACATTAAAAGCTGACGATTCAATCGTTGTGCGAGACCATGGTCGAGGAATTTCACCATACGAAAGTAAAGCAAATCCTGGCGAAATTGAAGAACGATTAGTGTATACACGCATGGGTTCTGGTGGTAAATTCCAAGCTAAC